AAAACGGAAAGGGTATAAAATAATAAAATGTTATTATTTATCCATCATGAATCTAGAAAATAAGTTGACGCGCACCGAAGATTATTTTTCAGGTAAACAATATAATAACATCAAAAAGCCGGTGTTACCTATTCATATACAAATAACATCAAAGTTAGATAAGTTTTTAGAAACAAAGAAAGTACCCAATATTTTGTTTCATGGTGTATCTGGAAGTGGAAAGAGAACTATTGTAAACTCATTTATAAGTAAAATTTACAATGATAATAAATATCGAATCAAACAAAACGTGATGAATGTTAATTGTTCGCATGGAAAAGGAATAAAATTTATTCGAGAAGATTTGAAATTTTTCGCAAAAACAAATATACAATCAGATAACGGTACAAATTTCAAAACAATTGTATTATTGAATGCTGACCAGTTGACTATTGATGCACAATCTGCATTACGTCGTTGTATTGAGTTATTCAGTTACAATACACGTTTTTTTATTATAGTAGAAAACAAACATAAATTATTGAATCCAATATTATCTCGTTTTTGTGAAATATATGTACCAGAATTCATGGATAATGGTACTATTATCAATCTTCATCGAAAGATGAATCATATGGAAAATATGGAAAAAAGTAGTAAAGAGCATTTATGGATATCGGCAAAGATGTACGAGTTAGAAGATAAAGAAATGACACATAATGATTTATTAACATTGTCAAATCAATTATATGAAAAAGGATTATCATGTATGGATTTGATACATTGGGTAGAGAATAATGATACCATAGAAGAATTACTAAAGGCAACTACGGTTGTCTATTTTGATAAGATAAAATCGGAATATCGGTCAGAGCCATTATTGATATTTACCATTTTAGACTATTTATTCATAAGAGAAAATAAAGACATATGTTTTTGAAACTGAAAATACTTAAAGTTGATGATACTAAGTAACTATAGAATGGACGATTTTGTGATTTCGAACTTACATGAGTCTAGAAATGAATGGTGTAGTAGATTAGTAAGTATATTTACACCATTAGTTACTGAGGGTATTCGGTCTATTTTCAATGAATCGTGGAAAATATGTATGGATAATGATGAAGCAAACAAATATTTGATGACTTTCCAGAATTTATTATCTCGTGTACCAAAGTGGAATAATACCATAATTGAACAGGAAAGAAAGCGAATCGTAGAAAGAAGTGGGTGTGATTATTTGGAAGATTTGATAACCTGTGTTCACATTATTCAATTGAAGGTGTTGACATGCATTCGTGTAGGAAGTAAACAAAAGAAGATAGACATTTCAATACCCAACTTAGATACATTTATACATAAGGTCTATATAAACACCGCTCGAAAGGTATATATGAACGTTTATTTGTTTGAAAAGAATGTTTCGCCTTTGCAAACACAAAAGAACAATCGCGAGTTGGAAACCATTATTCAGGAATGTATTATGATGGCGATTCGCGAGAGTATACCGACAGAAGCGATTATTCGTGCTTACATGGATGAATCAGTAGAACACGAAGAACAAGTATTCATAGAAAATGTCGAAGCACCGGATGAAACTGAAGAAACAAAATCAACAGAAGAAACCATGGAAAACATAAATAATGTTGAGGAGACCAAAGAGGAAGAAGTAGTACCTGAAGTAGTACCCGCTATTAAGAATGTAGATGAGAATGAAGTAGTAACAAAACTTTCATTCAATGATATTGATAGTGTCTTAGAAGAAGATAATAAAGAAGTTAATGTAGAAGCACCTAAGACAATTGAACGATTAGAAGATATCAGCACAACACGTGCTTTGCAGAGAAAGTTAGAGGAAGAAGAGGAAGAAGAAGATGATAGAATCAAAATCTCTACCGAGCCAGTAGATTTGAGTGGTTTTGATGTGCTAGATGAACCCGCATCCAAAGTTACAACAGAAGACATTTTATTGAATGATGTAGAGGAATTACCACCTATTTAGGAAAAGACAATGCGTTGAAAATAGTTTAATATATTCTATAATTTAATATATTAAAATGGAAAAATTACTCGTAATAGCATTGTTGATGTCAGGTTTGTTTTTCTTGTTGAAAATATTGGAAATGAAGTATGTGATGAAAGAGTGGAAACCTCTTAAAAACACAATACGTGATAGTGTATATGTATTTTTGTCTGGTTTTGCTGCTCTTTTCGTGTTTTTAAGTATGAACGGGTCAATCAATGATTTCATGAATATTGTGACGGATAGTAAATCTAGCAATTTGAAAGCTACTCAAATTTTCACAGACGAGCCAGGTTTTTAGAAAAAATCTTTTTTTTATATATCCATAAATTATATTATGGATATATCTGAAACAGACATAAATGAAAATAGTATTCAAAAGATGATTAAGAAAGGTAGAAAAGAATACGAAAAAGAAATGGATAATGTAAAAACATTGGAAATTCAAGAACCACCAACAACATCATCAAAGCGATTGAATGAACAATTGATTGATATGTTAGAAAAAATATCCAAATTGATGCAGAAAAAGGGAGATTATATCCGTTCTCGTATATATAGTCGCGCACAGGATACAGTATTATCTGAAACAGAAGATATCACAGATGTGAAACAATTGGAAGGGAAACCCAATATAGGACCCACTATTATGTCAAAAATGCAGGAATATATAACAACGGGTACATTATCACTGTTTGAACGTGAAAAAGAAAATCCGGTAACATGGTTGACCGAAATACATGGTATTGGCCCCAAAAAAGCCACAGAATTAGCAGGAAAAGGTATCCGTACAATAGAAGAATTGCGAGAAAAACAAGATGATTTGTTGAATAATACGCAAAAAATAGGGTTGAAATATTACGAAGATACGTCAAAGCGAATTCCCCGTGCTGAAATAGACGAGTACAATACTATTTTTGAGAAAGAATTCAAAAAAGTAGCAGAAAATGATAGTCAATATGAAATAGTGGGAAGTTATCGTCGCGGTGCAAAAACATCAGGAGATATTGATGTTATTATTACTTCCAAAAATCCTCAGGTGTTCCGAAATTTTGTAGATTCATTGAAGGAAACAGGTATTATTGTCGAAATATTATCGTACGGAAATACAAAATGTTTGGTGATAGCCAAATTACCAAACAAAGAAATCGCCAGACGTGTAGATTTTATGTATACACCACCGGAGGAATATCCCTTTGCAGTGTTGTATTTCACCGGAAGTAAAGCATTCAATACAGTTATGCGCGGATATGCTTTGAAACTAGAAATTTCTCTTAACGAACATGGTATGTATAAGAAAACAAAGGGAAAAGAAAAAGAAGAAAAATTAGATAAAAATGTGAAAACAGAAGAAGATATTTTCAAAGTTCTCCATTTAGAATATAAAAGACCCGAAGAAAGAATAGATGGTCGTTCCATACAAACAACATTGCCTACTATAATCGATGAAAAACCCGTTAAAAAAGTTTCTGATGATAAACCAAAAAGAAAGTACACTAGGAAAAAGAAGGCCGAAGATGAAGTAGAGAAGAAGGAAGATACATCAAAAAAAGTGTCTGCCGATAAACCCAAGAGAAAATACACCAGAAAAAAGAAGGTAGAAATTGTAGAAGATGAAGTAGAGAAGAAGGAAGAGGCGCCAAAAATCGAGGCAGACGAATTGCCAGAATTAGTACCAATCATAACACAACAAGAATTATCAAAAGTAGAAAAGAAAAGTTCTCCAAATAATAAAACAATGAAAAAAAAGAGTTTAAAAGATAAAGAGAACAAAGATAAGGAAAAAATGAAAAAACCGGCAACAGATAAGAAGCCAAAATTAGATAAATTGGGTGCAAAAACGCATATAACAGCTTTCAAAGAAAATGGAATAGCCGTATTAGAGAAAATGAATGAAACGGAGTTGGAAAATATGATACATGTAGCCAATGACCAATATTACAATACAAAAAAACCAATGCTGACAGATGCCGAATACGATATTATTGTGGAATATATGGAAAGAACGTATCCAAACAACCCGATACTAGAGGGTGTTGGTGCAAAAGTAGAAAAAAATAAGGTGACCTTACCATATGAAATGGCATCCATGGATAAAATAAAGCCAGATACGGGTGCATTAACAAGTTGGAAAAATAAATATTCGGGTCCATATGTATTATCGTGTAAATTAGATGGAGTAAGTGGTTTATATACAACCGAAGATGAAACACCAAAATTGTATACTCGTGGAGACGGTAAAGTCGGTCAGGATATATCACATTTATTGAAGGTATTGAAATTGCCCAAAGAGCCAGGATATGTAGTACGTGGTGAATTTATTATTCCCAAAACAGTATTTGAAGAGAAGTATCAGAAAACATTTGCTAACCCTCGTAATTTAGTATCAGGTATTGTAAACAGTAAAACTATCGATGAAAAGGCACGCGATTTGCATTTTGTAGCCTATGAAGTGATTAAACCAGAAATGAAACCTTCCGAACAGATGAAAAAGCTAGAAGAGTTGGGTCACAAAGTAGTACAACATAGGTTTGATGAAGATATTACAAATGAGAGTCTGTCGGAAACATTGATAGATTGGAGAACAAACTATGCATATGAAATAGATGGTGTTATTGTAAGTGATGACAGAATCCATGTGCGAAAGAGTGGAAATCCAGAATATGCGTTTGCTTTTAAAATGGTTATTTCAGACCAGGTGGCAGAAGCCAAAGTATTAGACGTGATTTGGACCCCTAGTAAGAGTGGTTATTTAAAACCTCGTGTACGTATAGAGCCAATTCGTTTAGGAGGTGTAACAATAGAATATGCAACTGGATTCAACGGTAATTTTATAGAGACAAACAAAGTCGGAATAGGTGCGGTAATTGAACTAGTAAGAAGCGGTGATGTTATACCACATATAAAATCAGTTACTACACCAGCAGAAAAGGCCAAAATGCCCGATGTTCCTTATCACTGGACAGACACACATATAGATATTATATTAGATGATGTCAGTATGGATGAAACAGTTCAGGAAAAGAATATAACTGCGTTTTTTACAGGCATAGAAGTAGATGGTCTATCTAGTGGAAACGTAAAACGATTAATGAAAGCTGGATACAATACTGTGCCCAAAATAATACATATGAAAAAGAAGGATTTTGAAGGGGTAGAAGGTTTCAAAGAGAAAATGATAAACAAAATACATGATGGTATTCAGGCTAGGTTGGAGAAAGCAACATTGAATGAAATCATGGCTGCATCAAATTTATTCGGTCGAGGTATTGGTCTCAAAAAAATAACTCCGATTATGGATGCCTATCCAGAAATATTGAAAAGTAAAGAAAGCCCAGAGCAGAAAAAAGAAATGCTGACACAAATACCAGGAATAGGAAAAGAGAATGCAAAGAGCTTTGTTGAGAACATAGATAAATTTATGGCGTTTATGAAAGAAGCGAAGCTAATGAGTAAATTGGAAAAAGAAAAGCTAGAAAATACAATGAAAGTAGCGGAAGAAAAGAAAGAAGAACCAGCAAAAAACATGAGTCATCCTTTATATGGAAAACATGTCGTTATGACAAAAGTACGTGATAAACATATTATTGAACAATTGAAACTAATAGGAGGTATATTGGACGATACTATGGGAAAAAATACGGATATTTTAATTACAAAAAGTTATGAAGATGTATCAAATAAAACAAAAAAAGCGAAAGAAATGGGGATACCAATATACACACCTGCCGATTTTGCAAAAAAATATGACTTATAGTTTCAAAATATAGCACATAGAAAAATTGAATAATATTGTTATACATTATTCAATTTAAGCAAATACCAACATATTATGTAATGACCGAAGAATGTTCAAACAAAGATATAAGATATATGGATATAGCTGGTTATGAAGCGAGTAAATCTAAAGTCACCTATAAACATGGTTGTATAGCAGTTGTATCAGGTAAGATTGTAGCGAGAGGATGTAATAGTTATCGTACTTATTCGAGTGATGGGATGATATCTGGGACGTGCACGTGTCATGCCGAAGTAGATGTATTGCGACAATGCAAAAAACAAAATATAACAAAAAAGATAACGCTATATATTGCTCGCATAACAAATATGAATACTTTAAATTGTTCCGTACCATGCATTAATTGCTATAATACAATGAAAGATTTTGGTATCAAACGAGTCATTTATAGTGACCGTGACGGAGAGCTTACAAAAACAGCAATGAGTGATTTTATTTCAACATTCAATTCGAGTGGCCAAAAAGCAATAAATGCAAAAAGAGTAAGATTTTTGAATTACTCAACATAAGTGGGAAAACTATCAATATTTATCAATTCTGTAATATCTACATTTTTTTTAGATATTTCAAACTGACTGAAAAAGGAGAGTTTTAATTGAGCTTCAGGTGTATGACTATGAACAGTTCTCGCTATCATTTTGTATAATTTGAAATCGGGATATCTTTCTTCGCCATTTTTCTTATACAATATATTTTTATTGTTGTCATCTGTACACCATAAACGGACAACTTTTTGAAGGTCATTGAAATCTTCAGGTTGTTCATCATCATCGATAATAAAATCATACAACGAACAACCTAGTCGGCACAAGTCAAAACTATAGTTCGGGTCAATACGTGTTTTATTCGCATTGAAGTAAGGCTCGCAATTATATTGTGTAGAAGCATCACCGCCTGGAGCAAAACTATCACTACAATAAATACGTCCGTTGAATTTGTAAATACTCCTACCAAAGTCGATTATTTTGTATATCTTCCCATATGTAGGTAGTTTGTAAACCTGTTTTTTGAATTGATAATATAAAAATTCTTTATCGGTTTCAATATACATGATATTATTGGTGTGTAAATCATTATGTGTGAAATGGAAACATTTTTGATAACACAACAAAGTCATTATGATTTGAAAAAGAGCACAAATACCTTCATTGCTACTCATTTGTTCGGTTTCAAATAAATCATCTATAGTTCCTTTGCATTTTTCAATGCATATACCCTGAACAGGATAATTGTTAATAAATGCAAAACTTTCGGATTCTTCAAATGACGAATAAGAGCTATCCGTTTCCCAATTTTCATCATTCAAAGAAGATTCTTCTATACATTTCCCAATGTTGATATCAGTATTATCGGTTTCGCTGTCCCCATCAGAATGAGAATCATCATCATTATCATCATCGTTACTAGATTCAATATCGGAGTCATCAACTGAGCTATCATCAGAACTGTCATCATTGGCTTTAGACTTTTTGTTAGTTAGGTCTAATTCGTAGATAAGATTACAATCATCCGTTGAAGATATTTCTTCAGAAACGACATCAATATCTAATTCAGGTAAAGAATGACAGGTAATATTATGTTTAGGAGTGTTATTAATTTGTAGACGTTTTTTGTTAGCTCGAGAAGCAAAATTATAGAAAGCGTTATCAGTAGAGGTTATAGTAAACAGTTTATTCAAATTACTATTGAAATACTTAGAGTCCTGTAAATATTCTAAGTCATCAGAAATCTCGATTTTGTATTTGTTTTGAATAGCCAAAAAAGACCCATAATAATCTAGTGAATGAACAAAGTGATGTGTATGTAACATTTGACTCGATAAATAGCAAAAAAAGTTATCTGTGTAGGAAACATTATTCACATCTAAATATTTGGATGGAACATTCATAGAATTATCAAGTAGACCAGGTAAATTATGTATATATGACATTTGTTCATCATATTTTCCCACCATGTATCGAATCGGGTCGAGTAAAGGTGAAAATTTGATGAAAATATTTTTATCTAAAGTAATATTCAGTGAATTATCATAAACAGAATTTATGTCAACGATTTGATAACGTTGATTCAAAGTGATTTTGTTATATGTTTTTTTATCTAAATGAAACAATTCATTGTACAGAGGATTATAATGTTGAAATTTTTGAATAGCATATGGTTGATATTCATCGGAAGTGGAGGTTTCGTTATTCATGAATGAATCATTTATTTTAGGAATCTTATGATAATGTAATTGAAATTTAGGCATAGTTAAAAATACTCAATATAAGTGGTTTGTACATTTTTCTTAAAGTATTTGAACTAATAAATAATAAAATGGTTGCAAAGTGCACGTTCAAACACAAATAAATTAATATGTAAATAGTATATCACATATTCACAAAAATGACATTAGAAATGAGAAAATTCAATATGCGCGAAATTACTTTCAAACCTGATGAAAATAAAGGTCCGGTAATTGTGATGATAGGTAGACGTGATACAGGTAAATCTTTCTTAGTACGAGATTTGTTGTATTATCATCAAGATATTCCAATTGGAACTGTAATTTCAGGAACAGAAGCAGGTAATGGATTTTATGCAGCTCATGTACCCAAATTATTCATTCATGAAGAATACAATACAGTTTTGATAGAAAATATATTGCGGAGGCAAAAAACGGTACTGAAACAGGTGAATAAAGAGATAGAAACATATAAACGAACGACTATCGACCCCCGTGCGTTTGTTATATTAGATGATTGTTTGTATGACCAGTCATGGACACGAGATAAAATGATGAGATTGTTATTTATGAACGGTAGACATTGGAAAATCATGTTAATCATTACGATGCAATATCCTCTGGGTATTCCTCCAAATCTGAGAACAAACATAGATTATGTTTTCATACTTCGAGAACCATATTTGACAAACAGGAAAAAAATATGGGAAAATTATGCGAGTATGTTTCCGACATTGGAAGCGTTTTGTGCCGTGATGGACCAAACAACGGAAAATTACGAATGCTTAGTAATTAATAACAATGCCAAATCAAATAAGTTGAATGACCAGATTTTCTGGTACAAAGCAGAAAAACATCCGGATTTCCGGTTGGGCTCCAAAGAGTTTTGGGAAATATCCAAAAATATGGGGTCAGATGATGAAGATGAGGCATATGACCCGAGTAAATCAAAGAAAAAATCCGCCCCGTCTATTAATGTAAAGAAATCTAAATGGTAATCTAGCTGATGCTTTCTGTTTCTCTTTCTAGGTCATCCTCATAATCATCATCTGAACATAACGCCGTATTTTCATTTGTTTCTGGTCCAAACAAATTTACAGTGACTCCATCATCATCTGAAGATGTCGAGCTATTATCGGATGAAATTGTACGTCTATTTACAACTTCATTATTTGAGTTATTTGATGAAAACTCGCGATATACATTGAGGAGTGTATTGAATGGATTGTTATTATTATTTCTGTTAGATATGGATTGAGTAGCAAAATTTCGAAATGCAAGAGCGGCAGTTGTTCGTCGTTCACGTTGCTCTGCCGCTCGTTTGATATTTGTTCTATAAGAAACTACAAAGTCGCTTTCTTTTTCAGTAAGTTTCATATGACATTCCGATTCTTCACAATTATAGCTGTATGGAGAGATAAGAGATGATATATTTGTGTTATATTCTACTAGAGAACGTTTTTTTCCAGACAAATCCGACTTTATTTTTGTAATTTTTCTACCAAATAAAGGATTTTCTGATGCAAATTTTTTCATACTTGCTAGCCAATAAATTCGACTTCTTGATTTTTCAGAGTTGTTAAGAGAATACATACTTCTATAATAATGCTTTATGAATGGTTTGAATGCTTCTATTAATTTTTTTTCTGGAAAATCGTTATGTATATTAAGAGGTATTTCCGAATGCGTATCGTTGTAAACCTCTATCATATCTAATATATTTTCTTTTAATTCGCAGATACATTCGTCATCAGGTGTAATACATGCGTCTCGAATAGCAGCTTCGCGCAATGATGGCTCAAAATCATCTATCAAACGAGTCAAAGAAAAGTTACTGTAAAAATACTGCTGAAAAACGGTTGGAACATTATAATCGCTTTTTTTGATTGCAAAATAAATAGTATACAGGTCGGATTTTGTGAAAGACAAATTATTGTAAGGATTTTTTATAGTTTGTGGGTCAGAATACATATCAGAAGAAGAATTCAACGACTTTCGAATAATTTTTGTCAAATCTGGAATAGTAAATACATATTTACGATTTCCATGAAGTAATTCGACATAATTACAACCTTTTTTTGATATAGGATTCATATACATATCACTATCGCAACCTATTTTTGCTCGTTTAAACTTACAAATGAAAGCAAACTTACATAAGGCTAGATAATGTTTTTGACACGAGGAGAATATATCGAAGAATCGTTGTTTGTCATCAGCCGAAATAAATGGATTGTTCATAGTCTCAAATATCTTTTGATACACACCCTTTTTAGTTATTTCGTTGTAGCATTTGATGGTATGGTGCAAATACAAATTATGAATAATACCTAATTCATTAATTCTAGAATTATATTGAGTTTGATACTGTAATGTTTTTTCAAAGGTCATATTGTTATTCAATAATTGGTTGAAAGACCCCCAAATCTGTTTTTCTAGAATAGTAAAGAATGTACGATTTTCATTGGGTTGTATCTGATATGTAAATGAACCGGCTGCCCAATTATTTTTAGTAGAAGGTGTATGTGTTTGACGAATAGGTCTTACACGAATATGTCTTTGTCGACGACTTCGCCTAGTTACTGCAGATATCATGATATTGATAATTATAAATAGTTACTTATAATAATCTTCATACAGTTATATCAATTTTTTAATCAACCTTTTCCATAGAATCTTCTTCGGTTTCCTCTTCTACAGATTTCAATGCATTTTCCATAAGCATCTCATTATGTAACTTTGTAGATTCCGCATCAGAAACCTCACGAGACTCGAAATCAACAGTTTCGGTTACACCAATAAGATTTCCATCCTCGTCCATTGTTTGTGTCAATACATTGTCATTCTTCTTTGCCTTTGCAATATTCTCGGCAATAGCCTTCTTCTTAGTTTCACGAATACGCTCCTCGAATTCTTTCTTAGCCATTTGCTCATTTTTCATTTTTTCCTTGTGGAGAGCATTCAACTCCTCCTCCAAATGCTCAACGCGGCCAGTTTTGTACGCATCCGGGTCCCACGGTACCCAAATACCAACAGGTCCAACGAAAATATCGTGATTAGGGTCATTTTCACGCAACTTCTTACTCTTCATTTCTGCCTCATCCTGTGTTGCAAATACACCTCTAATCTTTAGACCACGCACAGAGGTCTGAAATGCATGTTCACGGCTGAATTGCTCGTTCAACTTATCCTCCTGTCTATCCATGAAATTTTTATAGTCATCTTCAATACCACTCTTCTTTAGCTTCAACCCTTCTTCCTTTACAAATTCATTGAAATCTTCAATGAGTGTTTCTACCTTTACTTTATGCTTGTAAGCAATAAAATGAATAAAATCGAAATATCTTTCCATTGATTTAGAAAATTCCCATTGCTTGATAAACTGGTCAAACAGATATACTTCTCTCTTCTTCAAAATCTTTTCAGGAGATACAAAAGACATACATGCGAATTTTTGACCAGCAATAGGAGGGTCCTCATCGCACAGGTCTACATATTTAGGATTTTTTTCACCATTTGATAGATTTTTTTGTTCGAAGGTAGACATTTAGCCAATATAACAATTTTGATGACATATATTTAAGTATTTTCACGCATATATTAATAAACTTTTTTTATTTGCATATAATATACATTCAAAATGACTGAAATGTTTGACATGAACGAGTTGTTGAAGCGCGCTATCAAATACTTAATCGAAGGTTTGGCTGTAGCTATCTGTGCTATGCTTATCCCTAAGAAGGCTCTTAACGTAGAGGAAATCATCATCATTGCATTGACTGCTGCTGCAACATTCAGCATCCTCGATGTTTTCATCCCTGCTATGGGTTCCAGTGCACGCAATGGTGCTGGTATGACTCTTGGTAGCACTCTTGTTGGTGGTATTCGTCTTGCTGCATAAATTTACATAACATAAAATATAATGATTGTATTTTTACAATTATTATACTCCTTTGAATGCTTATACTAATATATCATCCTCAAAATTCAAAGTATCATATCTTGATTTTTTGCTCTTTTTATCTAACATAGCCAATTTTTTTGAGTTGGCACTTGCATTCTCGTATATATGATTAATGAAACTTTTCTCAACCCAACCGCCATCATGAAAAAGACGCATTACCCATGGACATATAAAATACAATATACCCAAATTCTTTTTGATTTCGCCTTGTTTGATTTCATCTTCTAATAAGGCATCTATTTCTATATAAGCTACTGATAGTGCAACCATAGATTCGTATATAGTGTTCTTCTTCTCATTATATTTTTTCATGGCTAGTTTGTATTTTGTTAATTCCTCTTCTATCATAGTTCTAGAATCTCGCGTCAGATTATTAGCGTCCAAAATAGACCAGCATTTATTTATGCAATATCGCATTTGGCGAATATTATTGCGATAAATCCATAATTTGATGGTCAGAATGAGTTTATAATCTTCTATCATTTTAATCAAAGAAAATACATTGATTGTATACGCAGTTGGATATCGGTTTCTTATAGTTCGAGGTACTTCGAATTGATTTGTTTCTTTTATTTCTTTGATTTTCTTTTGTACATCTTCGATTTCTTTCAAAATATCATGCATCAACTCTTCTTGCAACTTTGTTTCCTCGCTATTCAATTGTATTAATGCTTCTTCTCTTTGTTCATTTTGAATTTTTTGTATATTTTCGAAAAACTCATTTGCTTTTTTATCTTCAGTAGATTTGTCTTTTTTGTAATTGTGGTCTAATTTAGTTATTTCATCCAATATCATTTGTTCTTTTGCAGATAAATTCCTAGCTTTCAAAGTTAACTCTTTATTACTTTGTACATCAAATTCATTTTGTAACAATGACAATTCTTCTTTTACAGACTTTATTTCCTTTTCTAATGTATTTTTTTCTAGTTTATAATCATTCTTAATTTGTTCAAGATTGGTCATAGATTTTTTTTGCTCAACATCAATAATACTTCTTACTTTCTTTTTCGCCTCCAACATCTTTTTCGCTTCCCTACCAGGTCTAGTATTAAAGTTGAACGACGCTGGGCTGAACAAAAGAGACTTTCCTGAAAAAAACATAATATGACTTTGTAATTTGTCATATTGGTGAGCGGATATTTTATGCGCTTCTGACGCCGCGTCTAATTTTAAATAATTGATTACAGAAAGTAAAAAAGCACTGAACGCAGTGATACAGGAAATAATCAATTGGGAATGGGGTATACGCTGTTCCGCACCGCTGATTACAGATGCTCCTGCAGATATAATAATGGTTGGAATCATCAAATAATTCAACCAGGTAGATGTGTAATAACTCGATTCTGTGTATATCATTTTTTGACTGTTAAGATAACTAGAAATAATGTCCAAATGTGTGGATGTCAATGATACTAAGTCTGTAGTAAATGTATCATTCACAAATTTTTTTATTTCATCTATTTCATGCCAAGGGATTTCTAACTGTGTTAATATACCTAATAATTGTGACTTAGTAATGCGTTTACCGTCTGATACAGTACCATCAGAAGAATCTTCTACTATCAAATTTGGATTATTGTATAATAATTTATCTTCTTCTGTATTCTTTTTATCAAATATAGTGTTTTCAGTTTTTCTTTTCAGTTGATTCCATTTTTCATTATCTTCTTCAAAGTCACTATCATCACTATCATATGTAGATTTTCTTCTTGTAAATGTATTTTCGTTAGTAAAAGTTGGTTTTTTATTAATTAATGTTTCCATAGATGTGGATGGAATCATTTTTGGTACATCATAATTGGTTGTTTGAATAGGTAGGGCTCTTGATTTTGTCATTGGACCTGGATTATTATTTGCATCAAAACCGGTAGAATCTGCAGTAATACTGTCGCTATCGCTGTGTTTTGGTTTAATAACATCTGCTGCAGTAATAAACTCTAGTTTTGAACGGTTAGATGTTGCTGATTCTGGAGAAAATACTTTACTCGCTTCTTGGATATTTCTTTGAACCGGATATATACCAGTATCTTGTTCGTAAGTACGCCTATCAACATGATTTCCATATTCATCATAACTACTTCCTCGTGATATTGTACGTTGGTCAACATTGTAGTTTGTTCTTTGAACCGGTACTGCAGCATATGTCTCATAATTAGTCTGTTGAATGGGTAATATATCTCTTTTTTCCACAGGTGGTAGTAAAAGCCTATTGTACAAATTACTACGGTTAATAGTACATACGTCATATTCGTCTACTTCTGCAATAATGGTTTTAGTTTCATGTAATTGTATATTGTATTTATATTCATGACGAAAACATTTTACTATTTTACCTGGATACCAGGTATTATTATACGCATCATAATAATCACACTCCATATCTTCTACTAAGCGTTCTTCCGGAATAAGAAAGGAAGGTATATCAGATGGACGTATTATTATATCTTCTGGTACTTCATGGTTTATCGCGAGGCCACCACCTTCAATGAAGTTTACTGAGTAAATAAACATATTTGTTTGTTGGTTTAATCTTCCTGCTGAATAAATAGTGCCACGATATTGAGTATGCTCATCGTACACTACCGTAACTCTTTCGTCCAATTCAAATTTGCTTTCTTTTTTGTGAATATTTGAAATATCATTGTTACTATTATCTATTTCTAAAACTACATTTGATGCATCTATAGTAGTATTTACTAAATTATCACTACTATCGGAAGAATACATTTGAATTATTTTGCCATATTTATTTTACAATTCAAATGTATTTATACGGTCGGGAAATATTCCCAGTCTAAATCATTACATACTTTTTTCCATATCATATCCTGTTCCAACTGTTTTTCACGGTCTTTCATCATGGGTATATATGGCAAATATTGTGTTTGGTCTAACAATACACACAACTGATATAAGGTATAAGTATAATTGAAAAAATTGGTTCTATTTGGCGGACAATGTACTGCCCATGGTTTCTGTATTTCGATAAACAATACACACAGAGTTTCGTGTAGTTCTTCGTTCATGACCGGTGGTTTGATACCAAACATGGAATTGATGTATTGTATATGTTCAAAATATTTATTGTATCCCAATTTACGTAGAATCTCTCTCATTTTATCATAATTAATCAATGACATATCTTTAATGCGTTCTTTTTTGATTCGAGCTCGAATATCTTCAATCACTTCGTCCGGTATTTGCGTAGTTTCTTTTGCCTGAAATTGTGATAAAATCTCTTTGAAGTGGTTTAGTCTTATGTATGCTGTATAGGATACTTCATTGGGAGGCTCTTTGTTGGTTGGTTTTGAACTATCGATAATATAAGAAATGAATTTTCCACATTGGTCATTATTACAAACTAAAATTCCTTCTTCATCTAGAGCAATCATTTCGCCTTTTCTGCAAATATTGCAAATGTCAGTTGGAATAATATAGGACTGGATATTTTGGATTTCATTGTTTACATTAGACCAGTATTGTGAATATGACTTCTTCGATTGGTTATACTTCTCATTAGATAAATCTTCTGATTCAGTGGTAGTGGCCTTTATTTTGAAAAAACTATTGAGAACCTGTGTATTTTGGTTGATTGTATTTGAATCATTTGAAATTTGTTGTTTTTGTTCGAAATATTCAAATACGTGTTTGGAGTTGTCTAGCAAATAATTCGTTTTCTCTTGTTTTAACTGTTTTAACTCTTTGTTAATTTCTCGCAATCGGTCTTTGATTTTCATAAATTCTTCTAGCTGGTCTTCCTTTAATGTTGAAACGGATTGTTTAAGCGTTTCTTTTTCATTCAATAGGTTGGGTATTAATTCGGTTTCTATTTTCTCAAATTTGTCTAGTAATTCGCTGTGTTTAATATCGATAGTTCGTATATTTTGATTTGATATAGAATTGCGATGCCCTCTCTTGTTTGACATATAATTTTAGATAGTATTAAATGAATATGTTTTTAATGTTGGTTTTTTCTCAATGGGTTGGTTTTTGGTTTTTTTTGCTTTGTTGTTTTTGTTCGAAATATTCAAATACGTGTTTGGAGTTGTCTAGCAAATAATTCGTTTTCTCTTGTTTTAACTGTTTTAACTCTTTGCTAATTTCTCGCAATCGGTCTTTGATTTTCATAAATTCTTCTAGCTGG